TGTTAGACCGCCGTGACATTCTCGACTATGCCGAATGCATCAATAACGGCAAATGGATCGAGCCGCCGGTGAGCTTTGCGGGACTGGCGAAAAGCCTGCGCGCCGCCGTCCACCACAGCTCGCCAATTTATGTAAAGCGCAACATTCTCGCCAGCACCTTTATCCCGCACCCGTTACTGAGTCAGCAGGAGTTTAGCCGCTACGTGCTCGACTATCTGGTCTTCGGAAATGCTTTTTTAGAAAAACGTTTTAATCAGCTTGGTGAGGTCATGCGACTGGAGTGCTCACCGGCGAAATATACCCGCCGAGGCGTTGAGGAGGATGTTTATTGGTTCGTGCAGTCATTCAAAGAGCCGCACCGCTTCGCGCCGCGTTCGGTGTTCCATTTGATTGAGCCAGATATTAATCAGGAGCTGTACGGCTTGCCGGAATATATGAGCTCGCTCAACTCGGCGTGGCTGAATGAATCCGCTACCCTATTCCGCCGCAAGTATTACCAAAACGGCGCGCACGCTGGCTACATCATGTACGTGACCGACGCCGCACAGAGTAATACCGACGTTGAGGCATTGCGTGAGGCGATGCGCAGCTCGAAAGGACTGGGTAATTTTAAAAACCTGTTTTTCTACGCGCCAAATGGTAAACCGGATGGGATCAAGATTGTGCCGCTTAGCGAGGTAGCGACCAAGGATGATTTCTTTAACATCAAGAACGCGACCCGCGATGACTTGCTCAGCGCGCACCGCGTGCCACCCCAGATGATGGGCGTCGTGCCCAATAACACTGGCGGCTTTGGTGACGTCGTCAAAGCGGCTCAGGTTTTTGTGCGCAACGAGCTAACGCCCTTACAGGAGCGCATCAAAGAGGTGAATGACTTTCTCGGTCAGGAAGTGGTTCGCTTTAAGCCTTACGAGCTACCGAAAAACAAGTAACGAACAGACAACCACAACAGCCGCCGCCGGGCGGCTTTTTTGTATCCCTCACCAGCGCCCACAGGAGCGCCAGCACCGCGAGGAAGCGAAAAGACGCATCAACATCCAAACCGACACCCCAAACAGCACCACGACGCCCTCAGACGATCATAGATAACCGTATTAACACCCTCAGCGCGCAATGCTATCCCCGCCTCGCCTGCCCGCTTCATGAGTCGCTTTTAATGCACTTGCATGAGCCCGCCAGAAGCGCGCCAGTGCTGGCGTTAGGGGACAAAAATAATAATAAACGTTGCATGCAACCTAATGCGCACAAATGCAATATCCCGAACCTGATATATACATTCAAAAAGCCTGATTGAAATATTAAAGCTCTGCGATTTGTATACAGAACTCATCGAGGTTTGCTGTTGCGCTAAACATCTTAAAACCCATTTTTTTAGAAAGTTTTAAAATCCTTTTTTTCGTATCATCATTTACATTACTACCTAAAATCACCCCATCTATACAACTTTTATCTAGTTTTACTGTAACCCCTTTCCCTACCTCATCTCCCTTGAGCAAATATAAGCTTCTAAGTTCACTCTCATGCTCCCAATCTAAATGCTTAAACTTAGTAATTTTAGCCAAAATCGCAGTATCTTTTGGCGTTTTAGTTCTATAACCATAAGTATAATCAAAAATGTTCACTTTATTTTGAGTCTCTGAATACTCCACGTCATCTAATTTAATTCGTGAATGCAAAAGCTTTTCTCTATTATAAATAATGCAAAAACCATGCTGCCCGTGGCAATAATACCCCCACATTAACCGGCTATCACAAATCTTTGTAAATGATGCGACTGAGGTTATATTTCTTAAGTCAGAAATAAAATCACTAAAAAAATCATTATTATCTATCATGCTGTACATGAAAGCTTTAGCTTTTAATTCATTAGAGACGTAATGTTGCCTTAGATTATCCTCACTCGCAATTCTCCAATATTCATGAGGCACTTGATGTTTAGCAAATGCTTTAGCCCATAGTTTAAAGTGCTCCTCATGACTCATTTCAGTTAATTCACATCTATTTCTTTGGGCAAATACTTCGAAGGGATCATTCAGAGTCCCTATAGCAGCATGCCAAATCTCGGAGTTTTCAATCTCTTCAAGTGAATAATTTCTGGAAACCCCACTTTCATTCCTCCATGTATCAAGACGATAACGAAAGGCATGTGTATTGATTGTAAATCCATTTCTTCGCAGAACATCGGGTAATTTAATTTCTTTTTCCATTATATTCCCTTAAATATTTAACACCTTGCTTGGTAAGTTATTAACCTATCAGTGCCTAAATCAAAATGCTGCACTATCGGAGATAGACACCGTAACATCTTAATAATACCAGAATTAATCTTGTAGTAACCTATATGCGTCGCTAAACCCCGGCCATTCATCGAGCACCGGATATGAAAATACTTTGTCGTCAAAGCTCACGGTTGCACCCCGCGCCAGTGCATCAAGTTCCCAACGCTGTGCGGTAATACCTTCTTTGGCTAAATCTCGGCTTATTTGCCACGTTCTGTCCCGCTCACTGCGGGTAAGCCGTGCGGATGGCGCTAAATCTTGCGGTTTATTTGAGCTAGCGCTTCGCTGCTGAAGGTTTATTTTCGGAGCCTGCGCTTTTGCTGCGTCTCTCAGAGTCTTGGCGACGTCCCAATCCGTCCAGCTCACATCGCCGCTTTCAACGAGTTTCATTACAGCGGCGGCGTACTCAGACGGCGTAACCTCCGGTTTTATGTCAACACTGTGCTGACCTTCCCCACAGTTATTGACAGGACTCCGAGGCGCGCCAGAGGCGCTTTTTAAAGTCAAAGGATCAAGGTCAACTTCAACGGCCTTGCTAACGATGCGCCATTGAGTCTCGCGAGTTTTGTGGATGTGGTTTTCACCAAGATGCGGCGCAAAGATGCCGACAACCTTCGGGACTTCTTCGTCGTATTCGTTGAGTTCGTCGGCAATCTCGCGAGCGACACGAACGGTCTGTAAATCTCTTGCCACATTTGCACCGCCTTGCGCCTCGATATAGGCCGCAAAGTCACCACTGTCGGCAGCGGCTCGCACAGCCTCGACGCTTTCATCAAAACTATCGGCGATACTGATACCGCGTAGGCTTTGGCTGCGACACTCGCGGTATGCGCCCATGGTAGGAATGCCGATCGGGTGAAACTGCGGAATACGCCAAATAGATGCCCATGCCGTCACGGCTGCGGCGGTCTGGGATAAGGGCTTGCCAGTGTCATGGTCTATTTCACCATCAAGCGCATAGCCGTCGATATTCTTAGAAACGTATTTAGCGATGTAAGCTACCGCGCCACCTTTGTTAAGGTGTTTACACTCAAAGCGCTGCTTACGTGCTCCACGTTCGTCACCGTCTTCTTTTAACGCGTAACGTTGCATAATCTCGACAATGGCCGCGCGCTGTTTGCGATCGCAAAACAGCACCATATGCCAGTGGGGCGTACCATCGTGATGAGGTTCGACAACTCGAATCCCGTAGACGTTTAGATCACGGTCTTTAAATGCGGTGCGCATTTTGCTCCAGATGCCAACTAGATAGCGCTGGCCGTCTTTGGGGGAAAATGCTTCTCCGTCCCATTTGTGATTAAGCTGACATTGTTTGTCACGCTTGTTTTTTACTGTGCGGGTCGGGTGATATTTCGATGGGGTGGTGATAGTGACAAACATACCGATGTGATTTTTTTCAGCGGCATATTTTCCGATACCGTAGATGGTGCTCATTAACTCCATGCGGCGAATCTCAGGGTTAGAGATACTTGCCATGACTTTATCAATCAGGTCGATTCGCTCGCCGGTTTCGACGTTCTCAAGGTCGCACCCTTTGAGGTATTCCATATTGGCCGCCCGACGGGCGCGAACATCACTGATCGCCTGCTTACTGGCATAGGATGAGCGTTTAAAATTGACTTCACCGGCGGCGATAAGCAGAGCCTCACGCCATTGGGTGCGCTGCGCTTTGAGTTTACGTATCCACCATTCATCATTGATTAGGCGCATGATGCTGCGAAATGCGCCGCGCATATCTAACTTTCCCTTGCGGAAACGTTGCCAGTGCATTGGCGTGATATTAAAAGCGCGAGCTGCGCCAGCGACATGAGCATAGAGATCGACCTGAGCCTCATCGGTAAAAATCTCCGCTTGCTCATGACATTCGAGAAATGTGTCGCTCAGTTCCTCGTAAGCTGAATACAACTGAGCCGCAATGCGACCGGCCAGCCGCTTTAACTCTTTATCGTGCATATCAGGCAAGCCGCGATAAATTTCTAACTCAGTTAAAAAACGCTGTGAGGCTTTCACATTCATGTCGAATTTAGTGTTAACAAATTCGAGTCTCGGGTGGATGCGCGGCAAATAAACTTTGTATAGAAACCGGTGTGCAGCCAGTATCCCTTGCGTGTTTAACAGGTAGTTATGGCGCTCAAGGAAAATCTTGCTGAGGAAGTAGGGTAATGCGTCAATTTTGCGCAAGGCGTCTTGCCCCTGAAGGAATTCTTCACGGGTAAGAGGTCTCTCTTTTCCAATGGCTTCTCGCGGCGCATTCCAGCTATATGCGCCCACAAAAGGCGCTTTAGGTTCAGCGTTAAATGCTGGCGGTGGCGTGGGGGCGACTCGCCCCCTATTGATGATCGGGCTCAACTTACTGAGCCTTTGGGTGATGTTTGGAGAATGCCTCCTGACAAAGCTTTCCAATACTTCCAATCTCAGCCGCTATCCCTGCGATGCTAGTCACGGTCGAGTTGCGAACATGGCGATTAACCAGCTCGGTGACAAGCTGGTTTAGGCTTGGAAAATAGGCGATAGGGTC